GTTCCGTTTAAAATTACATCGCCATTTACGGTAAGTTTTGCGACTGGTGTGTCGTTTGTTCCTATACCTATGTTAAAACCTATTGTATTATTTCTATCTAAGATATAATCTAAACCTGTTGTAATTCTGTAATAATCCTCTGCGGTGTATGTTCCTCCGATATTAAACCTTAAAATATAACTATGACTAAACCTAGAAACATAATCAAAAGTAGCCGTTTCAGTATTTCCTAACGATGATACAAAATTATGTGCTAAAATACCCCCATTTTTTGAAATGTAATTTTGAATAGAATCATCTTTTAACGTCAATCTTGATAACCTTGTATCTGTTCCCGCCGTATTTGAATAATAGTTATCAATTGAAGATTTAATTCCGGCACTCCCTTGTGATGTTAAAAGTCTTGTTGAGTTGGTATAACCGGAAGACGTCGATTGATTGGTTAAAAAGTAATAATTTTTGGTTGTATTACCTGTTATTTTCATTTCACCTCCGCTTGAGGCATCAAAATTTAAAATTTTCCCGTTGAAATTATAAATACTATTTACCCCCTGTACAATATCCCCATTATTACGAAAGTCCCACAAAACTGCGGGCGTGCTATCTCCATCGTAAATTTGTAAAGCTGAGGACGTGCCCAAAGTGTCGGCGCCTTTTACTAAGGTGTGACCTTGTAGGCTTATTTTTTCGCTTCCAACAACATTTGGTGCGGTGCCCCCTCCATTGATAATAGTCCTATCAGAGCCATCGATATAAAAAACAGATTTATTTCCTGTATAGCTATAAATAGTAAAGGCCTGAGATTCAAAAAAGCCATTATAACCCATAGCAAACCGATTAGTATTCGCCGATTTGTACACAAAAAATGCGTTTTTATCAACGATATTTTCTAAAGTGATATTGTTTGCCGTGCCGTTGCTATGCTTAACCGTAAAATCCCCCTTTATTTGCGTATTTCCTTGCAGGCTTATATATTCAGAGTCAATTGTCGAGGGTGTTATACCCGTTGCGCCTAGTATCACTTTTCCGCTAGTATCAGAATAAAAAGTCGATTTATTATTTTTGTTGTCAAAAATCAAAAAAGAATCGGCTTCACTAGTTCCGTTGTACCCTAAAGTGAATTTATCAGTGCCGTTAGCTTTAAAATTTAAAAAAGTATTTTTATTTTGTGTATTTGAAATAAAAACATTTGAAGCTACATTGCTGGTTCCTTGAAAAGTTGCGTTATTACTTACAACCGCTATGTTGTTAGAATCGTTTTTAAAAGTTAAACTATTATTTTGTAAATCAATCGTTCTATTCCCCGATAAACTCCCGTTTGACGTGTAAACAGTCGCCGCCCCACTTCCTGCCAGCGCGTCAATTGCTTGTTTTATCCTTTGCGGTGTCCATCTCTTAATCGTTGTAACTGTTCCCGCCTCGGCCTCGCTTTGCGTAACTGCGGGCACTTGGTTATTGTACGCCGTTTCAATTGCCGCGTCAGTAGGTGCAAGCGTGCTTTTGTTAACCGCATGAGGCTGCCCGTTTGCGTCGCCTATCCATACATTGTCTTGAGCTATGTTTGGCAAGCCTGCGGCCCGTGCCGTGTTGTAAATCAATATTTCGCCCGTGCTGGCGTGGCTTTTTAATACTTTGGCAATTCTTTGAATTATTGAGCTGCCCCCCGTTGGCCTCGTGGTTGTAAGCCCTCCCGCTGAGGTTGCCAAATATAAATCATTTCCAACTGTAAAACTGCTCGTATCAATTCCCGTAAGCTTTCCAAAAGTAATAATGCTTTTACTACTCGAGGCGTTGAAAGCCTCAGCCGTAAACCCAACAACGGGGGTTGTTCCCGCTGCGCTAGCGTTGGCCTCCTCGACGGTGTGTAAATCACTGTCGAACCCTACTAAATAAACAGGCTTTCCCTTTGCTATGGTTCCCGCACTCGCTTTTTTACCGCTTATAATTACATTTGACTGCTCAGCAAATAAGTCCCAGTCGGCTGTATTAAAAGCCCCTGGGGTTGTGTCTTTGTTGGCAAAGTATAAAGAGCCGTTATAATTTACCCCTTGGCTAACTTTGTAAATCACGCCCGTATCATAAGCCTTTAAACCTACGAGGGCGTTATCCGTTGTCTTATTAAAATTACTTTCGGCCAAGTTTTCGGCCATTTCCCGCACGTCCTGGGGGCTTATTGCCTGGGTTGTATTGTCGGCCAGTGTTGTGCTTGCCTGGGTTATTAAGTCCGCTTTACTCTTATTTACTGCCATAATTTAATTTTTTAATTGAATCCTGTAATGTCAAAACCGCCTGTGAAACCGTTACCCTGTAAAGGTGCGGTTATATCTTTGGTTCCTGGCTTTACGCTCTCGCTTATATAAAAATTTGTTATATTATTTCCTTTTTGCTTTGTATATTTTACAACCGTGCCCGCTGGTATGTTTTTTACTACGTAACCAAGTGCGGGGTTGTCCGTTAGTAATTTAATCAAATTACTTGTATTACCATAAAGTAAGTTACTCAAATCGAATATATTTTGGCCCTCTATTGTTTTGTATTCCTCCATAACTATTTTATTATTCGTTCCCCAGTTACAAAAACTTGCTTATTTTTTACCGCTATTTTTTGCGCTTTGTAGCCGTCGGCTTTTAATGCAATTTGAATGCGACTTTTTAACCGCTGTAAATTCCCCGAGCTGCTAACGTACTTTTGAGCGCCTACGCCTAAAGTTGGAAATTCTTTATACCAGCCCGCAAAAGCAAAAACTAAATCTTTTACGTGTTGCGTGTCGCTGTCAGCCGCTAAAATGTCGCCTGTTATTGGATCAATAAAAAGCTCGTCCACTCCCGAGGCTGTCGCTGTTAATTTTATGTCTTTTACGTTAGCCATGTTTTACGTTTTCGTTTTCTAAATCACTTTTTAAAGTCGTCGGCGCAATTGGAACCTCAGGCGTAACCGTTGGCGAGGTTGGAACTGCTGGGCCTGGTATAGGTATCGACGGCGCTATATATAAATGCGTATGCGTGTTAAATTTAGATATTAAGGCGTTTACCTTGTTTTCTAGCCTGTTAAACTTGCTTACGGCCTCCTCTATCTTTATAAGCCCCCCAAAGTCGCCCCCTCTTATTTCTACGCTTTCAATTTCTGAGTATAGCGAAATAAAAGCCGTATTACGACTCAAAAAGGTAGCAATTACCGCCGAGCCAATAACGGGGGTAATTAATAAAGGGGTTGCACTTGCCCCAGCTATTAAGCGAACCGCTAATAAGTTTGGATCTCCATTTAAAGGCTCAAGCTCGGCGAGGTTGTCCGAGTCAATAGAAACCACTTTACAGGGCAAAGAATAAACTTCCTCGCTATTTGCTGCAAGTTGTTTAATAAGGTCGCCTATGTTTTGCGTATTCATTCCCCTAATGCTTTTTGTATAAATTTGCCGTTTGCGTCCTCTATTAAGTCGTAAACTTTTTGTTTGATATATATCCTTTGCCGCCCCCCTGTATTATACCCGAAACGAGTTAAAACCCTGGTTACCAAATAAGCGCCCGACTGCTCGGGAATAGTTCTATTTATTAGTTCCACTATGTCGCCGTGATTTACTAAGGGACTAACAAAAGTTATAAAATTTCCTTCGTAACCTGAGTATTTTAATTCGTCTTTTAACCTGTCCGCTGTGGCTTGTAAGTCCTTTAAAGTGTAGTTATTAAAATAAAGCGTGCGGGTTTCCCCGTCGTCGTCCCCAGCGGTTGCCTCTAAAGTGTTGTTTTTATTGTCTATACTTTTACAAACAACTTTTATTTTTCGCTCGCTCTCGTCTATAAATTTAAGGCTGTCGCCATTTATTAAACTGGGCGTGTTAAACTCAAAGCGGTTAACACTTTGTAAACTCGGGTTTACACTGAGGCCCACGTATAAAACGCCATCACGAAAAAAGCTAAAAATTCCGTGGTTTGTTCTTAGCTCGTCAAGTACCGCCGCCGTGCTTGCGTTTTTAATTCTAAACTGTCCCAAATTTTGCTCTGCCGTCACTTCATAGCTTACGCCCTCAGGAATAATTTTTTTTAGTAACTCGCTTAATTTAGGGTTGTCTAAACTTAGATTTAATCTGTTCTTTTTTAAACTATATACTTGGTCTTCAACTTCAAAAAGTATAGGAAATTTGGTTTTTACGCTCTTAATAAACCCAGTAAAAAATTTAGTAATATTTGCGTTATAACCAACGGAAACCTCCACGGCGTCGCCAGCTTTAAAAAGTGCGTTTGTTCCGCTTGTTATGTTTGGCACGTCTTGGCCCGCTTGGTTTACGTACCTTATCCGCTTGGGAATTATTATTTTTCCCGAGTCTAAAAGATTGTCATAGCTCGAGTCAATTGTTACCTCGTGGCAAAAGGTAAAGACTTGCGTATTTAGTTTTATTTCGCTGTCAAGTCTTAACATTAATTAATTTCGTTTATTGTTAACTCTATCGGATCGTCAGAAATTGCCTTTATCTCAAAAAGTTGTACGTTTTCGGTCCCCTCAACTTGGGGCAAATTTACGCTTTGAATAGTCAAATACTGAATATTAAAATTATCATTTAAAAACCTCGAAAATATTTGTACTGAGTCGGGCACCTCGCAAAATTCGACAAGCTGTAAAACTTGTTCCTCGGGGTATCTTTGGCCGCTTTGGTCAACAAGTGCCCCCCGTAT